CCAATATCTCCGCGCTCGGACACAATTGCCCCGCGCTCGTAACCCGCGCCGACCACACGGAACAATCCGCCCTGGGTCTGAAGCATCGCAGCCTCAAGCACCAGCGGTCGAAGCATGGACAGGACGCCGACATCGTCGCTTGCCTGCGCGGCAAACTCACGGTCGGCGATGTATCTGGCGAGAACCGGATCTTTCCGCAGGAGATCCATTCGCTCCGTGTCCTGGACCATCGCTTGCCGGCGCATTTCCGCCATGTTCCGCAGCGCGATGTCCTGCCCGACGCCGAACCGCTTGCCGAGAACGTCGGCCTGCGCCGCCTCGTCGGGGTTCACTTCGGATGCAGCCATGAGCGAGGACGCCATGTCCTGGTTCCGCTGCGCGGCAATGTCCTGCACGGCGCGATCAATGTCCATGTCCACGGGTTCCGGCGCTGGCATCGGGACGCCAGACATGCCGGCCACCGCCTTCTCAATGGCGTCGAAACCGGGGTCCGTAGGATTCTGGGAAGGCGCGAAACGCGCCATCTGCTGGTTGATATCGGGTTCGATCATTGAGGCTTGCCTGCGCGGAGCCAAGCCTCCGCGATGTTTCGGATGTCGGTCGGGAGACCGGAACGCTCAAGTGCGGTGCGAATCTGCGTCATGCGTGCCGGAGGAATGTCGCGGAGCATAATGTCCTGCTTGTCCACAGTCACATATGCCTGCGCGAGTTCTCCAGGTGTCATGGACGCAAACGGCACTTCGGGGTCACTACCCCATCTGCTGACAAACACCTTGTCAAGAACGGTCCGGTCAATGATGCGCTGCTTTTCGTCGCGTGAAAGCTGGCGGCCAATGCGCTCCTGCTCGGCGTTGATGAGCGTCTTGACGTTGTCGCGCATGTAAAGCGACTGTGCCGCCGCCGCATCATCACCACGTGGCGGATTTGCGATCTTGTTGAATCCGTTCCGAAGCAGCGTGGCCTCAAGCTGATCGGCGTCAATTGTCGCCGATAGGATACGGTCGGGCTTGCCACGTTCGCCAAGCAACTTGACGAAAGTTGAGTGCGTCATCTTACTGCGGTTGCGCTCAAGCCAATCGCCGTCAGTCACAAGGGCTGGGTTACGTGCGACCTGCTCCATTACCGTCATCTCGTCCTGCTGCCGCTGTCCGGCCATGTACTTGGCTCGGTCAACGGGCCGGAGTCGGCCGAACTGGTCAGGCGGCAAGTCCGCAAGTGTGTTTTTTGGCACGGCAAGGAACTGTTCCACGTTGTCAATCAGAATGCGGTTTTCCTGTTCAATCAGCGCATCTTCCTGCGCAAACTGCGTTCGCAATTCGGTTTGCACAAATTTCCGCGTTTGGTCGTCCTTGATTTGTTCCGAAAGAACAAGTGCTTCGCGCAACGTGGTCGGTGGTTCGACTGGGCCATCCTTCTGCTGCCAGTAAGTATCCGGGTCGCTCGTGGACATTAGAAGCCCAGCTTGCTTGATGCTTGTTGCCAGTTCGCCAACAACCGACCGCTGGCGGTTTGCATCCAACGACGAGCGAAGGCTAGTTTCAACCTTGGGATCAACCGGGTGATCGTCAAGAAATGTTTTTGCCTGAGCGTACTGGCGGGCATTCATCAGGTCGTTTACGACACCAGTTGCCACCTTGTCGTAGACCTTCTGCTCCATCGCTTTCATCTGCTCGCTGCCCTCAGGAATGCCATTCAAGGACGCCGCCTTGCGGACTTCCTGGACCGCGATCTCAAGATTGGCTTGGTAGTTGACCAACCCCATCGGACGGCCGGCAACGTCGGTCTTATTGCGGTCGCCGTAAGAAATGATGGCAAGGTCGGAATACTTGTCTGCTCGAGCTGCAGCCTCGTTGGATGCCCACTGCTTTGTCTGCGAGTTGCGGTGATCGTACATCTGACTTTGGAATGTCGCCATGTTCCGCGCAGCAACCTGCTGGAACATCCTCTTCTGCGTGTCATTCCCAAGCCCGTCCATAATGCCGTTTACCGCAGATGACATCTGATCGACGGATGACTGATAGTTCGACTCCGCGTCCTTGCCGGACTTGGACATGAAGTCAGAACGAATCTTTGTCATTACGCCGATAGCGGCGGTATCGGCCTCCTTGGTGGCGGCATCGTCAATGTCATCCTGCATGGCAGAGCCAAGGCGGTATGCCGTGTTGCCGGCGGCAATCATGGCTCGCCCCAGTTCCTCCTGCTGCTTAGACGTGGCCTCGTCCATTGGCATGACGGGCGGCGCCTGGTACGGCACAAACGAACCCTCCCCGGCCATTCCAACCTGCGGGATAAACGAACTTGGTACGGTGGGCATGGTGGTTCCTCGTCAGATTCGCTTGGTGGACACGCCGCCGAGCAGTTCCTCAAGCCGGCGGTTTCGCGCCCAGGTCGTGCCAATGTCGGCCGCGCTCCCAAGGAGGCTCGTAGACACGCTCAGGCCGGGGTAGATCGTTCCTGCCGTGGAGGACAGGTTCTGCGCTGAAAGCTGAGACATCGCCGCCTGGGTGGCGTAGTTTGCGGCCTGCGTCCGTGCGGCCTCAGCCTGACGAACGGTGTTGGCATTGATGGTCAGGCGGTCAATCTCCTTGATGAGATCCATGCTGCCCAGCACCTCGCCCGCGCTGCCGACCCCACCACGGATGCCGCGCCCCGCCATCGACGCCACCGCGCTAGCACGGGCCTGACCCGCCTGCATGGTGTAGCGACCGGACTGCTGCTGCCCAGCCTGCATGATCTGCGCCGCGTTGAACGCCGCACCTCGAGCGTTGATCCGCGCCATGCCAGCCTGGAACCGCTGATTCTGCGCCTGCATCTTCAGCTGGTTCTTCTGACTTTCGGCCGAGTAGTACGCGCCGATGGCACTGTTGACCGCTCCGAAGATGCTGACAATGGGGCCAGCAGATACGAACGCATCGGCCATTTGGGAACTAAACGACGGAGCCATCGTTCCCGCGCCCATGGCGTAAGACTGCCCGGTCAGCAAGGTCGGCCCGGTCGGGCTGGTAGAGAATGGGACGTTGACTACTGCCATGTAATTAGCCTCCAATGCTCACTTCAAGGGTCAATCCCACTAGAGTCAGCGGGAGCGGGTCGGCCTGTCTGATATAGACCTGTCCGCCCGCCCCCCACGACGGCGTCATAACGACCAACAGCTCATCCGACTTGAGCGATGGCGGACTGCCGTACGGTTCAGTAGTGCGCTGCTTGTACTCAACAAGGTGGTCGGCGTCCGGGCCAACAAAGATGCCGGATGACTTGAAGACTCGCAGCCACGCCTTGTTGACGTTCTTGGTCCGCCCCTGGCCAAACCCATCCACGTTCAACGTCATGGGCAAAGTTTGCAGGTCGCTCTCATACGGCAGACCCACAATAATTTTGGTTGCCGCCCGCTGAAGCGAGATCGAACCGCTCGTCACCACCTGTTCTGGCATGACCGCGCCATCGGCTAAGATGCTGACGGTCTTGCCCTCAAGGTGCGACAGTCCGCTTAAATCCCGACGGGCAAACTCAAACTCGTTTATGCCGACATTGCGAAGAGACACGGGCAACGTCTTGTCAACCCGCACAGTTGCGGTATTGCTGTTGCTTGTGGCAATGATGGTAAACCGATATTTGTTGCCATCCGAATCCGTAAATACAATGCAATCGCCTGCGTTGGTTTGCGCTGGATAGTCAAAGAAATCAACAGTGCCTCCCACGCCCTTTGTTATGGTCAGGACTTCAGACGAATCCCAGTTTGTTCCGCCTGATACGGTAAGGACATTTGCTGAATTGGCGTTGATGCCGTCATATGTCAGGGCGCTGTCAACAAAGATGCAATCCTCAAGATCAACGACACGGCGCGATGCAAGGCGTTCAATGTAACGCTTCGTGCTGCCGTTGATCGTGCGCTTGACTACCACGTACACGCGGTCCTCGTCGCCTTCAGCCACCGCAGTAAGGCTCTCAAACGTGCCATCGGTTTCGTGCCAGTGCCACGCGCCGAGCTGCTGCTCAGGGACGTATGTCAGGCCCAGCATGTATCCGCTGCTCGAGATGAACCACAGGATCGGCTGCGGACTCTTGGCGTAGCACATATCCGACAGCGTCAGGTTGTCAAACAAGTGCGTAGCACGCAAAGACAGGTCACCCGTAATAAAGCCCTGGGATTGCCACGAATATCCAAGTTCACGCACGTGACCGCCGCGCTCAGCGCAATACACGACGATGTTGTTCACAATCTCAGGCTGCACGTTGTTCGCACCGATGTACGACTGCGGCCGCACCGAGATTGTGCTTGGCGTGATCACATCGCTATTGATCGGGCTGACACGAAGCTCCGAGCTGTTTGTCAGCATAAGCATCTGCGTCAGCGGCACAATGTGCCGGATGGTCGATGCCTCGCGGACGGCCACCTCGACCTTGATGCGGTCATCGTCCTGGGTCGGGATCGAATATGACATGTCGTTTTCGGTCGGCGAGCGCGTCATCCACAACGTCTGCGGCTCATTGGTCGTGCCGGCAAACGCCTTGCGCTGCTCAAAGTACGACACGGCTCCGGGGTAATTCCCGGCGCTGCTGAACACCGTGTCGTAGATCGACGGCGTAATTGACAGGTCAGGGGCAATGTTGTCATCGACAAACGATGTTGAACTGGTTTGCCCGATGTAACCGTACAGCCCATTCTGACGCTTGTAGACGTTGTATCGAAGCACGCCTGAAACAGCGGTCCAGCTGATTGTGTTGTACGCTCCCTGGACGTTCAGGTTGTTTGTCACGCTGACTACGGCACTCTGCACGCTTTCCTGCTGGTGGTCGGGATTCAACGCGGTGACAACGTAGTAATTCGTGATGTCCGCAGCAGGCGTCATTGCCTGCACAAGACCACCGCTTGTGTACGCAGTAAAGGTATGCGTATCGACAAACGTACCCGTTTGGTAATACACCAATTTCATTGTTGACGCAGTTGGGAACGTATCAATGATGTAATACTGGTCATTGAGTTGCGTCATTCCAACTACGCCCGTAATGTAGATGGAATCACCCTCTGCAAGTTGTTTGTTCTTTGCGTCATTTGACAAGGTAAATACACCTTGTGCGCCAAGAGCAGATATCGTAATGTTGGTGATATTGACGCCCGTGCCGCGATTTGCTGTGACAGCCACCCCAGTAGGCGTAGCAACTGTTGCGCCAAATGAAATGGTCTCTAGCCGCCAATCAATTGAACTGTAACGGCGAAACTCTTGAGGTGCGTAGTTTGGATGCACAAGCGTCAATACGTCGTTGGATTGGACGTAATGAATGTCGAATAGATCAGCTTCGGCATATGGAGTTGGAATTTCTAGAATGCCACTTGGCATTGCTTGCCAATACGTTGCGTTTGGAGGCGCATTGCCAACAGAGGTTGCAAGGCAATAATAATTCGCAGTCGGAAACGTAGAACGAACCAAATCGCCACGCTGATATACGCGATTCGTTGTAATTGTTCCGGTTCCGGCCGTTGTAATGTCGATTGCCGAGCCGTTTAAAGTCAGAGAAAGCTGAAAGACGGTGCCGTCGGAATTTATGACGTAATACGTGGTTGCCGCCACTAGCGGACTTGGCAGCGTGCCAGTAGATGCAATTTGGATTGGGGTTCCATTTGCATACGAACTACCCCCCACCCGCGTAATGTAATTGGTCGTGGTATTTACAGCGAAAACGGTGTTGGTTTGGCTGTATGTGTTTAGAGTTCCAGGAGCAATTGTTGCACCGTTTGTGTGGAACCGCATGTACCCGTTGCCCATCTCAATTACCATCGTCTGCGTGGTACTGTAGGAGAACGGAATCAGGCGCGTCTTCTTCGTGCTGTCCTTTACCTCATTGACGTATTCCGTACCTGGCCTATTTTCGGCCGAACCCTGTGGCATGGCGATGAAATTCTTCATGCGGGCAAGGCCCGTCTGGAACTTCGTATCGTCAATGCGACCGAACATGTCCGGGGAAATCTCGCCGCCGGCAAAGGAACGGTAGTAGGTACGGGTGTTTGGCATGGCTTACCTTCCCGACATCCAGGGGACAATAATGTCAGGCTTGGAGTTGCGCTGGTTGGAGTCCGACGCGGTGGCCTTCTGCAAGTATCCCATCATCATTTGCGTCATGCGCTTGGCTTCCGCCGCGCCCGCGTCACCCTTTATGATCGGGCCGGCAAGCATGGATGCTAGGTGGTACGACAGCGTCATTACGAACAGCGGAGAGAACTGCGTCGGGTCGGTGATGTGCGCCGTGTAGCGCAAGACCGCGTTCTCCTGGTTGGTGTAAATGACCTGCGTCCCGTTGTCCAGGGTTTCAAGCGTGTACGGCTGCGGCGCGTAGCGGCCAGCAGCAATCATCGGGGAATAGTTGTGCGCAAAGTTCGGCGTGTCAGTCGGCGAGAACTTTGTCGAATAGTCATCGACCGAATCGGGCGGCAACACCGAGATCAGGTTGTTGGCATCACGCGGAACGGCATAGGCGTACAGCCATTCCGGCCATGTGCTAGTCAGGGAAGCAAGCACCAC